CTCTTTCCTCTCTTGCGTGCAGCTTTGAGACCTTCAACGGTTCTCTCCACCATCATGTCATGCTCCTGCTGAGCGAGCGATGAAAGCACTTCGAGGATTATGTTGTTTATCATCTCGATGATCCATTCCTGTCCGTCCAGTTCGATCATAGTTGTAGGCATATTAAGTATTCTTATTATAACACCCTTTTCCTGGAAAAACCTAATCTCATCCTTTATGAGCTGCTTATTTCTTCCGAGTCTGTCGAGTGCGTGGATGTATAGTTCATCGCCTTTCTTTATCGTTTCCTTCAACTTGCAGTAGTTCGGTCTGTCGATTCTTGTGCCCGTGTACTTGTCACTGTAAATATAGTCTACATTGTATGAGCGCAGGCTGTCTATCTGTCTGTCGAGAGACTGCTTTCCTGTGCTCACTCGTGCGTAGCCGTATTTCATCGCCATTTGCCTCTGTTGTCTTTTCTGTCGGGCACTTCATCTAGTACGATTGTTCTTTCTGCTCTGTCGTTACCGCCTCGTGGTCTGATGATGATGTCATAGTCAAGTTCGTTGCATATGTTGATTAGGATGCTGACCTTTGTGTCGCTCACTCTAGATATATTGCCAATACTGGCACTACTCTTATATCCTAGTCTGTCTGCAAGTCTAGCAAATGAGCTGTTATTGTCATCAATCATTTTTCTTAAGCATTCTTTTAAGTTCATAATATCTACCTCTTTTCAACCATTTCATCAATAACGATAGAACGGGCATTTTTATCAACCCCTCTTTTGGGTCTTAATACAATTTCATAATCTAAGGCGTTTAAAATTTTTAGTAATTTATTTATTGTGATATTTCCTACTCTTAACGAAGTGTTGAGTGTTGTAAATGGCATATCAATCGATTCCGCAAATTCCTTTTGAGTTGCCTTCTTTTCATCTCTAATTAAAATTCTTAAAGCGTTGCTTATATTCATGTCTATCCACCCCTTTCGTTTACAACTATACACTAATATATTAGTTTTGTCAATCAAATAACTAATTTATTAGTATCTGCCTAAAATTAGGCCGTCGGTGGTAGCGGGGTTGAGCACCTTCGGTGTAGCCCTCGAAAATAGTGGGCGGGGCGGGGTATTAAAAAGATACATGTCTAAAAAACGAATGATTAAAAGACAAATTAAAAAAACTAATTAATTAGTTAAAATTTTATATCTAATTTTCGATTATCCGCATAAACACTATACTTTCAAGTATTTTGAAGTATAGAAAAAACTCATTTTACCACGAATTTACCACGATTGAA